CCCAAACGAAACGCCCGCAGGTTTGCGCCTAGCGGGCTTTTTTGCGTCTGGAACCGCCATGAAACTGCACACGCTCTTCGCCGCTGTTGCGCTGATCCCCGCGATGGCTCCCGCTGCTCCCCCGCCTGCCGTGCCGCCGAAGCAGCCCACCACGGTGACCGTGCCGCCTGCGCCGGTTCCGACGTACGCATGGAGCAAGCGACATGACGCTGCGTGAAACCCTCCAGGCTGAAATCGCCACCGCTGAGTCGGCGCTCGCTGAGAAGCGCGCAGCCCTCGCGGCTCTGGAAGAGCAGGCCGGAAGCTGGCTCGGCCACGAAGTCGAGACGCTGAAGCACTTCTTCGCTTCGATCAAGGAACATTTGCTCTGAATCCGCAGCTCATCGACGGTCATCGAGAGCAGCAAGCGACGTAAAGTAAACGGCGACACGGCTTTCGCTCCTTTCTCCGTGCCTGCTGGGGCGGGCGCTTGCACCTATTCATCGACTTGCGGCGATCAGCCCGCATGAAAGCACTATGGAACGCGACCACGCACAGCGCATCATCGCTCGCGTACAGGATGGCTCAAGCCTGCGCGCAGCTTGCCGCGAAGAGGACGGGACAGTTCAATCGTTCCTCCGCGCTTGTGAGGCTGACGCAGGGATTGCGGATCAATACGCGCACGCGCGCGAGATTGGCAACGACGCTGAGTTTGAGGCACTGACCGAGTTTGCGGCGCAGCTGCCAGAAACCGGCCCATCCGGCGCTGTTGATGCTGGTTACGTGGCTTGGATGCGGCTTCAGGTGGACACGCGCAAGTGGGCGCTGTCGAAGAAGGCTCCGAAGAAGTATGGCGACCGGACTGAGGTTGAACACACGGGCCGGGTGACGCACGCGCACGAAATGAGCGATGACGACCTCGCTGCGTATCTCAAAGGCTGATGCGGCGGCGGAACTGCTCAAGCGCAGGCAGGCACGAACAGGGCTCTTGGCGTTCACAAGCTACACAAACCCGGCTTACGAGGCAGCGCTGCACCATCGGCTGATCGCTGACAAGCTAGAGGCAGTGGCTCGGGGCGAGATCAAACGGCTGATGATCTGCATGCCGCCTCGGCACGGCAAGTCTGAGCTAGCTTCCAGGCGGTTCCCGGCGTGGTATCTCGGGCAGAAGCCGCAGGGGCAGATCATCGCCGCAAGCTACAACAGCGACCTGGCGAACGACTTCGGGCGCGAGGTGCGCAACATCGTCGCAAGCCCTGAATATGGCAAGCTGTTCAAAGCTCAGTTGGCACAGGACTCCAAAGCTGCGAACCGATGGCACACGGATGACGGCGGCATGTACGTCGCAGCCGGTGTGGGAACTGCGATCACGGGTCGCGGTGCTGACGTGCTGCTGATTGACGATCCCTTCAAAGACCGCCAGGAAGCCGACAGCGAGCTTAAACGCAAGTCGGTGTGGGATTGGTACACCTCGACCGCCTACACGCGCCTGATGCCAGGCGGCGCGATCATTGTCATCAATACGCGCTGGCACGACGACGACTTGTCGGGCCGGTTGTTGGCGGAGCAGGAGACGGGCGGTGATGAGTGGGATGTGCTCTCGCTGCCTGCGATCAACACCAAGGGCGAGGCGCTGTGGCCTGAGTGGTACGCGCTAGACCGGCTTGAGCAGATCCGCTCGGTGCTTCCTGCGCGGGATTGGAACGCCTTGTATCAGCAGAATCCGATTCCTGACGACGGCGACTACTTCAAAGCCGGGTGGTTCACAGACTACGAGGAACTGCCTGACAAGCTCGCTGTGTACGGGGCCAGCGACTACGCGGTGACGGATGGCGGCGGCGACTGGACAGAGCACGGCGTCTTTGGCGTCGACTTCAATAAGAACGTTTACGTGCTTGATTGGTGGCGCGGGCAGACGGCTTCGGATGTGTGGATCGAGTCGAAATGCGATCTCGTCATCAAGCACAAGCCTGAGTGCTGGTTCGGTGAGGCTGGCCCAATTCGCCGGTCAATCGAGCCTTTCATGATGAGCCGCATGACGCAGCGGAACGCTTTCTGCCGCGTCGAATGGCTGTCAAGCGTGAATGACAAGCCTGCGCGGGCTCGCTCAATACAGGCGATGGCAAGCATGGGCAAGGTGTTCTTTCCGAAGAATGCCGCATGGAAGGGTGAAGTGTTGGGCCAGTTGCTCCGCTTCCCCGCAGGCAAACACGACGACGCGGTGGACGTGTTCGGTTTGATCGGGCGAGGGCTCGAATTCATCCGAACGCCGCGCAATGTCAAACCGCGCCCTGTTCGCGCGTATCAACCTTCAGGTTGGATGGGATGACCACAAACGTCAGGATCACCGCAAGCGGGGTGACGAACGAGTACGGGCAGGCGCAAAGCATCGGCACGACTTGCTCGCTCCCCAACGACTACGCTTCGGCGCTTGTGGCTCAAGGCAAGGCCACGCTGGTCAACTCTGTTGCGGCATCGAGCGCACCATACGACACGGCGCAGAACTACACGCAGGCCACGTTCGCATTCGCGGCCAGCACTAGCAGCCTTCCCGCAGGCAATCGCATTCTGGTGGATGGACTGCCCTACTGGTGTATCTCGTCCAATACCGCAGTGGCGCAGGACGGCGAAGCGCTGTCTACCGCAAGCGAGGATGTGCTGGCGATTGACGCCTCGACCACGGCGCGGGCGAACCCGATGCAGTCGGTGGACGCGACGACCTACTCGATGATTTCGGGGCTGTGTTCGTTCCGCACGACGACGACTGTGACTGTCAACGTGGGCGATCTGATCCGGGTTGCTGCGGCGCGATACCCGGAAATTGAAGGCCGCTTCAAGGTTGTTTCGCAAGCGGTTGAGTCTGGCACTACGCGGATCACTGCACGCATTCAAGACGGGCTGATGGTCTCGGACAAGGCGCTCGGCGCGGTGACGGGCTCGGGCATTGACGTTCACCTGTTGCAGCACTGGTCTACCGCTGCGGGCTGGCCTTCGATGCTCCAGACTGCGATGGGAGGACGAATCCGCTGCATCACGAATGCAACAGGCTCGACGAACGTCGCCCGATGGAATGATCCATACCGGCAAGCGCAGATCGCGTCCTATGGCCGCGTGGGGGCCATCATCATCGGCGGCGGGATCATCGGCAATTCACTGTCTGACGGCTTGACCTCGGCCGCGCAGGTGATGAGCGACCTTGAAACGCTGATCCAGTATTGCCGAAAGTTTGCCCGCATCGTGTACGTGATGCAGCCGCCGACCGTCACGAACGAAAACGGCATTAGCCCGAAGGTGACATCTACCACGGCGGCCTTCACCGTCGCGGCGCGCGTCATCATGGCGATGGATGACCTGCCCAAGAAGTACCCCTACGTGCGGGTGCTGCCGGTGTTCGCCGCCGAGCTCGTCAACTACGGGGGCACGACCACCGTCGACATCACGAACTCGTACAGCCCGTACCACACCAAGGCCGACGACGGAGTTCACAACGTCTGGGGCGGGTCGCAGGTATGGGCCTCGACCGCTGCCGCGGTGATGTCGCAGGATTTCCCGTATCGCCTGGCGGAAGCGGGCGGTCCTTCGGCAAACGTCTTTGCGGCTACCACAGCGGATGTAGCCGGGAAGAAGGTTCAGAACCTGCTCGAAGGCGCGCTGTTCGGCACGGTGGCAAACACGGGCTCGGTGCCGACCGGATGGGGCACCACAGTTTCAGCGGCCAACGGCATGACCGCAGTCAATGCAATCGTCGTGAACCCTGATGGTGGCTCGGACTGGATCACCACGGTCACGTCGAACGGCAACGTCGGCCTGGTGGGGACTGCCTTTCAGCAGCAGTACACGGGTTCAACGACCTCGCTCAAGACGCAACTGAACCTAGCCGCGAATCAGGGCGTTGACATCGATACGTGGATTCACTGCGGTGTGTACGGCTTCAACGAGGAATCAATCTCCTATATCGAAGTCGTGCTGGAAGGCGATACCGGCGACGGTCGCGGTTTTGTGCCGATTGCTTCGGGCTTTTCCACGATGGGTCAATTCCAGATGGGCTCGATGACATACTCCGACTCCAGCAAGGCCGCATGTGACTTCGGGTTCTGGGGGTGCCTGCGCTTCCCGCGCTTCCAGATCAACCCGGGCACTGTGTTCACTTCGGTGCAAATTCGTCAGACGGTCAAGGTCAAGACAAGCGTTGATCCTGGTGTGTTCTCGTTCCGATGGGGCTCCGGCTCCGTCATGAAGCCGTTGAGCTAAGGGGCTGACATGGCAAAGCAAGGCCTCGCCAAGATCAACGAGACGCCGTTCTTCACGGAGTACACCGACTTTCTCGGGACTGGCGTCATCATCCGCACGATGAAGGTTCGCATTGGCGCTGGCCGCACGATCTGCGTGGCTCCGGCTGTGGGCACCTACGCTGCGATGCAGGCACACACGACCCTGCTCGGCGTGGCCGGGGCGCTGTGGAACTGCACGGACATCGGCAACGGTGGCTCTGTGTGGCGCTCGGATGGCACGACTTGGCGTCCGGCTTACCCGGTCGTCGTGACGGGTGCCCCGACTTTCACCGCTCCCGTGGGTGCTCTGGCCGTCAATGCCACTGGCGCGTTGGGCTCCACGATGTACGTCCGCACGGCTGCGGGCACTTGGACTGCGACCGCGACATGAGCATTTTCCTGGGCCAGCAGTCGCGGGGCTCGGCATCCTGCATGGTCTCCAAGACGGTGCAAGTCCCGCTGTCAATGCGCGAGAGCATCCGAGAGGTTTCCCGCGTCTATACGCCGAAGGCTGATCGCGGGCAAGGGCTTGCGACGGCTCTCATGCGCGACCTGTGCGAGCAGGCTGACGCGCTGCACCTAGCGCTGCTGATCCATGTTCAGCCGTACAGCGATAGCGAGATGGACGCGGCGCAGCTTGAGGCGTGGTACGCGCGTTTCGGCTTCCAGGTGTTCCAGGAATTTCCAAAACTGATGGCGCGGCCTGTCGGCTCGACTCCGCGCGTTCTCAAGCCGATTGCGGCAGTAGTTGAGGCAATGTGAACGAACCCACCCTATCCGACGACGAAGCGCTGCTGAAGGAATGCCGCGAGCGCCTTCAGATGTGCATTGACGCGGAGAAGGACAACCGCACCGAGGCGATTGACGATCTGCGCTTCGGTGCGGGTCAGCAGTGGCCGGAAGAGATGCGCCGCATGCGTGAGGTGGAAGCGCGCCCGTGCCTGACTATCAACAAGCTGCCCGCTTTTCTGCATCAAGTCACGAACGATCAGCGGCAGAACCGGCCGAGCATCAAGGTTCACCCGGTCGATGATGGAGCGGATGAAGAGACGGCAGAGGTCATCCAGGGGCTGATTCGGCACATTGAGTACAACTCGAATGCCGATGTGGCCTATGACACGGCCGTTAACTCGGCTGCTGCAATCGGCTTTGGGTTCTTCCGCCTTGTCACGGAATA